TGTGTTTAATGTCGATCCCATTATTTCTTACTCCCTACTTTGATAGGCTTGGCTAACGCTTCCTTCTGCCATGCCCGATTGTTAATCGTGATATGCAAAACCCTAGAACCTAATATCGGCTTGCTTAATCCAACCTTGTAAATTCCTGCTTTCATGTCTTTGCTCCTTGCACCACGAACCACGGTCACTTATAATATGCCTGTTATCTAGGATAACCCTATCAGATTATCCCATGTAGTCAAAGCATAAAATGCATCTATATAAGGTTTTTTTTGGGTTGAAGAATTTATTTTTATTTTTTTTTGAAAAAGGTGATACAAACGGTACAAGTGATACAACGCTTACTGAGCAACAGTTATAGCTGTACCACTTCTGTACCACTGTCACAGTTTTTAAGCAGTATTGCCCTACATGAGAAGGTTTTTGACATTGAAAAAGACTGAACCCGTAGAAAACACTATAGGAAAGGGTGGTAGACCGGCAGGGCTTACCAACCGACAAAGAGAGTTTGCCAAGCATTATATTGATGGCAGATACAGTAATGCTGAGTGTGCGAGAAAAGCTGGCTATGCTTCCGACAGTGCCAGAAACCATGCAGCTAAACTTCTTGACGGTAAATCTTTCCCAGAAGTGCCAGAACTTATCAAAGAACTTCGCGAGGAACGAGAGCGAAAGTATGGGGTGACATTGGTCAACCAACTTAAACGCTTCGATGAATTGTCTCACGCTGCTGAAGATGCTGGGCAGTTTTCTGCCGCTATTAACGCTGAGAAGATACGCTCCAGTTTGGGCGGTTTGACCATCGATAGGCGAGAGCAAAACCATGTGCATCAGCTTGACAGTATGTCGAGAGAAGACATCGTTGCCAGACTCGCTGCTATACGAAAGCAATACCCAAACGCTTTCCCCGAACCGGAGATGAAAAGGGTTGAAGATGCCAAAGACAGAACGATCACTGTGGACATCATTGAAGCAGAACCTGCCGAAAAAGACGCACTTCGAGAGAATTGAAAACCGATCCGGTGAAGGCATGCCTGACGTATATTTGTGCATGGATGGTGTGCCGGTATGGGTGGAATTAAAAATAGTAAAAAATGGCAAGGTTAATCCGTCAAAATCCCAGATAGCGTGGCATTCCTCGCATTCTAGATGTAATGGCGTGAGTTTTTTCCTAGCCCATGATCCGGCGACCGGCGGTGTATATTTGTTTGACGGTGCATCTGCGATTGATTTACTTGGTTCAAAGATGTGCGACCTGCGACCTGCGATCCGTTGGTCTGGCGACCTGCGATCTGCGCCTACTGCGCTCCGCGATTTGTCGAAAGAACTTTGGTTCGGGGCGCATTGACCTGCGACCTGCGACCTGTGGTTCGCGGCTGCGCGGCACTGAAAAAAATAACCGGCGACTATGTCGCCGGTTATCTCAGGGAGAAACTTAGTGTTGGTAGTATGTGACATTGTCAACCTTGGGATCCCAGCAAGCGCGGCAGTCGCCGCATTTACCATCGTTCAACGGCGCGGGGCAAACGTGCCCGACTGTTTTGCTGCCGTGACTGGCGACCGTGCTAGTGTTTTTCCAGCCCTTGGACGGTGCGCCATCGATCATGTGCGCCGACATGCGCAACGTGACGTTTGCTGGCAAGTTGCGAATCTTCAAAACGTCCGCCCAGATTTTATATTCGCGGCTTGGTATCCAGTGTTGAAGGTGTGGCGTTGCCTCGCAAATTTCCAGAATGTTTAGACCCATGCGAACGGTGTCAACGTCACCGCTATCAAACCATCTAAACTCCGGCTTGCGTAGCGTATTGAGTACCGCAATCATGCGCGGCACGAAATCCAAAGCATTAAAGAAAATCTCGCGGCGTTCCATCGCTGCGACTACGTTCGGCATGTTATACATGCCCTTGCATGCATAACACTTGTGGCATGTACTGCCCTTAATCTTGCGTAGCTTTTGCCCGACATGACAAAGATAAGCCGACCGGGATATTGAAAAGCCCGGCATTTTAGAAACATTGGACAAGTTGCGCTTGTCCTCTTTTAACTGGTGTTTGTAGTGTGGTAATGCATCAAACATAATAAAAACCCTCCCTTGGTTTATAAGATTATCCCAGATTATCAAACATATGTCAACCTGCGACCTGCGCACCTCGCGCCGCCGCCGCGCCTATTCAAAATAACCATCGCCGTCACAGTGTGGGCAATCTGCGATTTGCTCCCGCCACGGCGCGATTGCAATATCAACCAGCCCTGTGCCCTCGCACTCAATGCATGGGGTTGCGTGGTGCGGGATGCGGAAACCAAGCGAGGCTTCCCAGCTTTTGTTGAACTCTCTGTGCCATCTAACTGCTTTGTCCATCGAACGACCTCCAAAAAAAGAGGGGGCGTGAGCCCCCTTAGTTTACTCTCGACTCTAACCGTAGTGATATTTTCCACCTTTGGTCACGATGCGATGCCCAGCTTTGCGGAGCTCATAGATATTATGATACGCAGCGCCAACGCTAATGCCCAGTTTTCTAGACAGTTGCTTTGGAGTATGAGCCCGCTCTCTAAGAAGAACCTTGCAACGCTCTCTCGACATAGCCAGATAGCTGACGTTCGGCGAACGCTTATTGCGATGCACGGTCTTCAACGTGCGGATTGCTGGCTCATCCTGCCAGTTGGATTTCACCTTGCCTTGCGACACGGTGACGATTAATGACCCGACGGTCAGAGTAAAATCAGTCATGGTTGGTTTCCTTTCCCTTGACTGGTTGATTGATCTTGGCTCATCCAAGATCTTGTAAAACTTTATCAGATGACATGGGATGATGTCAACAACTAAATTCATCCTGCGATCTGCGATCTGCGCTCCGGCCTCGCCGCCGCGCTGTAAACAAATAAGAAAGGGCAGCTTGCGCTGCCCTTTCTTATTTGTTTACTCCCTAGCTTTTTCAAACTCGTATTGGGCGGCTGCTGCTCGAACTTCACGAGGATCGATGTCCGACTCTAAGTACAAACCAGATGACACGAAGATCCCATCGATCAGCATCATCATCGGTACTTCATCTCCATGTGTATCATGCTCATACAGAGCAACTCCACCAATGGTATCCAAATATGTGTGTGACATTACTTCATCTCCTTCTTGATCTTGTCTGCAAGGTACTCTGCCACATTGTCCAATGACTCGAACAACATGCCGACAGACATGTGATGACGATTGAAGATCCGGTATCCGCTATACCCATCGGCATAACCTCTCTGGATCGTGTAGCCGTAAGCTGCGGCGATGGTCTGAAGATATTTCATGGACGACTCCCTTGTCTCTGTGATTATGATATACAGTATCAGATGGCATGGGATAGGTCAAGCAGCTTTATACCCTATATTAGCAAAAGTCTTTTGCTAATATAGCAAGGGTTACTCCGTCCAGTTGTCAACCAACTTTCGGTTAACTCCCCCCACCCCCTATATTTGGGTAGTTGCGAATGGTTCTCAGGTGGATTTTGCAGGGTTGATAAATTCATTGGGAGGTATTATCGTTCGGGCATGGATGACATGCAAAACCTAGAACTGCTGCCAGAGGAGGTCCTGAAGGAAATCCTGTTACTGGAAGAGCATGAACAGCGTCTTAAAACTAGGGCTGAAGCCCATGATAAATTCATGCCGTATGCAAAGCATGTGTATGACGGGTTTATAGAGGGGACCCATCACCGTGTAATCGCAGAGAAGTTGGAAAAGATTGCCCGGGGGGAGTTAAAACGTTTAATTGTTAATATGCCTCCCCGACATTCTAAATCAGAATTTGCATCCTACCTCATGCCCAGTTGGTTTTTGGGCCGGAATCCGAAGTTAAAAATCATTCAAGCTACCATGAACACCGAACTTGCTGTAAGATTTGGTCGTAAGGTTCGTGATCTCATCGCTGACCCCATATATCGTGAGATCTTTCCAAATACGGACCTTAAACAGGACAGCCAAGCAGCGGGTCGTTGGGAAACTAGCGTTGGCGGGGAATACTTTGCAGCCGGGGTGGGCGCTGCAATGACTGGTCGTGGTGCTGATTTGCTGATTATTGATGATCCGCACTCGGAGCAGGACGCTTTATCGTCTACTGCGTATGATAATGCGTGGGAATGGTACACATCTGGGCCTCGACAGCGTCTACAACCGGGTGGAACCATCATAATTGTCCAGACTCGCTGGTCCAAAAAGGATATTACGGGCCGGTTACTGCAAGCACAGCAGAAAGATCTGATGGCTGACCAGTGGGATGTGGTTGAATTCCCTGCAATCATGCCTTCGGGGGAACCATTATGGCCTGAATTCTGGAAAAAGGAAGAGCTTTTAAAAGTAAAGGCTTCACTTTCGATAGGAAAGTGGAATGCACAGTGGCAACAGAACCCTACATCTGAAGCTACTGCTATGGTCAAGCGGGAATGGTGGAAAGTCTGGGAAGAGGACAGCATTCCTGACCTAGATTATGTAATTCAGTCCTACGATACCGCGTACAGCAAGAAAGAAACTGCCGATTACTCTGCTATTACAACGTGGGGCGTGTTCCAGCCGCATGCGAACGGGGACCAGCACCTAATATTGATGGATGCGAAGAAGGGGAGGTGGAATTTCCCTGAATTAAAGCAAATTGCGCTGGAAGAGCACGATTATTGGGAGCCGGAGTTGATGCTTATTGAGGCAAAGGCTTCTGGTACGCCGTTAGCGGACGAAATGAGGTTACTGAACCTCCCTGTAGCCACCTTTAGCCCGGGTCGGAAACGTGGTGGGGGAGGTATGGACAAAACAACTCGCATGCACATAGTCTCTCCTATATTCGAGTCGGGAAAAGTATGGTATCCTGAAGGCGAAAAGTTTGCAGAAGAAGTTATTGAAGAGATTGCTTCATTCCCTAATGGTGATCACGATGACTTTTGTGATAGTATGACGATGGCCTTGATGCGTTTCCGCCAAGGTGGCTTTATTAGTTTAGACGGTGAAGAGTTCGAGGACGATCCACCCCGTAAGGCAAGAGAGTATTATTAATGGTTGTTCCTCTACCCCAATCAAAACCCTCGTCCCGCGACCGTGCTTCAAGAAACGCGAACGCTGCACAGTTCTTCACGGATTTACAATCAGAGTTGTCTGCTCCTGATCCACGGACCCCGGTCGCTGCACCACGGTCCCCGGTCCGAGGTCGTCCGCTTGCAAAGTTATACCGCGATTTAACTCCTTTGGAGCAAGAGGCTCGTGACAGGCAGGGTATAGAAACTTTAAAGGGTTTTGCTGTTGGTCTTCCTGCCGGGTTACTGGGTTTGCCTGCTGACTTAGCGGCGTTGATTTTTCGGGATGCGCCTCAGTTAGCTGCAAAACTTGTAACGGGGCAGGAATTAAAAGTTGAAGAGCGCACATTCATAGACAAGCTTGTGGGTGACTTTCAACGTGCGGCTGGTGCTGAAGCGATTATGGGATATATGGGTTTTGGTGCTGACCTGTTACCAGAAGAAGATGAAAAGGGTCAGCCTGTAAGTTTAGCCACAGATGCTATGTCACAAGCGGGGGTAACTCCTTTTCGTGCTGGTTCGTTAATTGGCGAAATCACTGCTCCGATACCTACTGGGGCAGGTATTGCTCGGTTACTCGGTCGCCGGTCCAAGGCCGCTGGTGAGGTGTTACCCGCCGAGCGTGTAGACCCTACGATTAGTACAACCTCTGACGAGTTGGGGGATATAATCGAAGGTAGTGTGGTTGAAAGACTAGCTGCTCCGGTTGACGAGGCCGCAGTAGAAAGAGCCACAGACTTTGAAGCGGTATTACCTGATGAAGGTCCTAGAACCAATACTACTCAAATTATGGGAGACATTTCCTTCCGGCAGCTTGGTGATTACGAGGAGGGCATGGCCCGTGTAGACACTGGCGCTTTAGACGAAGCTGGGCTAATTGCTAGATTTGAGGAGCTAGAGTCTGATATTAGACAAACACAGGTCTTGATCGACGACGCAGTGGGTATAGGGGAACCAGCACCCAATAACTTAGTCACGTTAAGGCAGGCGCATGAAGATGATATTGCTAATGTTAGAAACGAACTAATAGGCAGACGCGACGGGCATTATGTACAGCTTACAGATGAAGAGGCTACGGCTCCTTTGATGGCTGCATTTCCTGCTGAAGATGTAGAAATGCCAGAAGAGCTTTTAAACAGAATTGATAGTATTTTAGCAAAAGAGCCTGATGGCCCTGACCTACCCATGCTAGATGTTACTGATACGAATGCCAATATCATCCCCGGCCCTGATGAAGGCTTTCAAGGTTTGCCCGGTGGTATTGGTTCTCTGGATGAGTCCATGCCTATCTACGGTAACTACAACCTTACCATTGGCGGCATGCCTGATGAGTTTAAAGGTAGCGTCACACATTACTCACCTACGATGACCAACTTTCAAAACTTTGTTGGAAGTAATGCTTTTGCTAGACAAGCTCCTGTTCGGCGTGGCGATAATCAGCCAACTTTAGGAGGTAAGCTAGAGGCTAGACAGTGGTTAGCGGCATTAAGTAAAAACCCTACAAGCTCTCAAAAAATTGGCTCCGTAGAAAAAGAAATAAAAGGTTCCGAGTTTGAAAACATTATGAAGGCTGACGAGAGCCAAAAGTATAGCCAAACAGAAATTAGGAGGCTGCTCACCTCTCGCTTACCGCAGACTAGAGTGCGGACGTTTTTAGAAAGCAATCACTTAGACGAGATTAATGACGGTACAAGTCCTTTTAACAACTATTCAAGAATGCATTTTGATGAGCAGTATAGGAAGGAAGATCTAAGTTCAGCGAGGGATAAGGGTATAGTTGTCTTTAGCAACACTGCCCCTACGATTAATGTCCCCGGCTTTGGTAGAATGAAGCCGAAGGCTTTGCACGATTATTATGGAAGTTACCCCGGGTATTACGGTCATGGTCGTTTTATAATTGTGGAAAGGCAAGATGGTAAAAAGTTTCTTCAGATAAACGAAATACAATCCAATTCTATTAGCAACATATCCAGTGGTTCTGAAGCTGGCTATGAAACTAACATGTACGGTGAAGATGTAAGAAAGTATGTGAAAAAGTTAGAAGATCGGCTACAAGCTTGGCGCGAGGGAAGAGAAGATGTGCGTATCCCGTATAACGAGGAAGTTCACAAAATATTTAAAGAGGTTGAAGACTTAAAGCCAGAGTTAGTTAGAAGAGAAGATGTTCTGTCTAAAAGTATCCAAGAGAATGAGCAGGCGCTTGAAACTTTAAAAAACGACACTGACTATAAGTTTAGTCCGAAAAAAATGCTAGACCCGGAAAACTCTTATGGACAAGGGGCTGAGTATGTTTTTGGGCCTAAAGCATATAAAGGACTTTTAGAGAACGATGCTTTAATCGCGCAGGCTCTTCTTCCAGATGACCCAGCGGACTTTAACGTATATGTAAAAAATATGTCAGATATATTCGCGGACATATTAGATTCGCAAGGAGTTGCTTACCCTGCGAGAGTTTTGGATGCCTTAGTTCCGGTTGTTAAAACAGCAAGAGACCTAGTAGCAAATGGAAATTTGCCTTCCTTTGACAAGGCAATGACGAGAGAATTAATAGACATTGACTCTGCTGTTTATATTGGCGACTCCGCTCAGTTAAGAGCAGACCTTGCTAGTGCATATGCCGCATTACCAGAAGTAGAAAAATTTAAACTTTTGTTAAGATCTCAGTTAAAAGATCACGCAAAATATCATTATCAAAGTGCTTTAATGAAAGATATGTTAGCGGAAGATAAAACTTTTTTAAAGATAGTTGATGATCTTCCTGAAGACAAAAAAACAAAACTGTTCGCAAATACTACAAACGCTGAAAATCCCACTGAGTTAGCTGACGAACAAAACAAGATTATAGATAAAATTTATAACGATTTTTCTAGTGGTCCCACTAATGATGATTTAGTGCAGAGGCTAGAAGAGGAAAATATTGCTTTTGAAGGAGAGGGTACTTTCGGTCTTTTTGACCCAGACGTATCGTACGGTAGGGCGGACGCGGAAGACATATACATTAAAGGCAGTATAAGCAGTTTACTTAAAGGCGAACCCGGAAAAAATTTTTTAAATGGCATGTCTTTAACGGAAAGAGTAAACGACCTCAATAGGGCTACAGTAGAACTTGTCCGGCAAGTTTCAGAGATTGCTCCTGAAGCAGCGACTGCAAGACAGGGGTGGAGAGATGCTCTTAGCGACTTACCTAACAAGGAAGATGTAGCTACTCTGCTGGAAATAGCTAAGAAAACAGAGGAAAGTGGCGGGACGAAGGGTTTTCAATCTGCGGAGCCGTACAACAACGACGCTGATTTTTACAAGTTCGCGACTAGAGCAATGATTAAAGAGGCTGAAAAGCTAGATCTTGATGGCGTTATTATACCTGATGCAGCGTATTTAGCCACACAGCCTCAAAGAAGTCCTAATGATGCGTTCATGCGAAATTATGGGCGAGTAATCGACGAGGAGCTATCGGAATTAATTAAAGCTGACGAGAATGCTGGTGTAGGTATACAGCTTGGTGGAGGCACGGATATTAAAGATAGAGTTGAAGATCCTCTTATAGCGGGTGACTCAAAAGGTTTTGAAGTGGAAGGTGTTGACCCAAATAACTTTGAACTTCAAGGTAGGCTACAGCCCTATAAGGATGAGTTAAATACCGCAGATAAAGAGTTTAAAGTAATTAGAAAGAAAGTAGATGACTTAGAGAAAAAACTGGCTGATGCCGAAACGAGGGAGGCTGCTGACCCGTATAATCAAGACAGAGAAGATGAAGTAAAGCGGTTGCAGGAGGAAATAGATGCTATTGATGAAGATCTTAGAGAAGCTCGTGATCGTCGCAATAATTTAAAACAAACATTGGATCAAAGAATTACAAGAAATTCTACAAGGTACAACTCTAACCTCCGTGTTCTTGAATTCGACAATGACGCTAACAAACAATTAGCTCGAAGACCTATTAGACGGGCGACGGGTGGTATGGTAAGATCTGGTATTGGTGCTATGGCTAGGGAAGTTATGTAATGTCTGACGACGACAAGGTTCGTATTGACGGACGCACGATGAAAGAGAT